TTAGTTCTTGGGTTAGCTTGATGCCTTCGTATTCCATACCAGCAAATGACTCAGGCGTTTGGTTGGTGGTCAGGATTAGATCCATGACGTTGTGTAAGAGGGTGCCTTCGTCAGCGTATTTGCTTGAAGGTTTAGGTGGCATCTTGGCGCACAAGGCTACAGAGCCAGGGCAACTGATGACACGCTTGGCGGTAGAACCACCGACAACACGGGAGTGTTGGGCTATTTCGTTCATTTAATTTCCTTTACTTTAGTTGACTGAGATTAAACTTTACCACAACTTTTAAACTTGTGATAAACTTTTTTACATGAACTCAAAAATATCCGAAAAAGACATCGAAAAATACTTTGTATGGGCTGTTCAAAACCTTGGCGGCGTAGCATACAAGTTCAAGTCCCCCACCCAGCGCGGCGTAACCGACCGTATTGCTTGCTTGCCAGGTGGTGTAACGTGGTTTGTGGAACTTAAGACCGAGGGCGGTACGCTGTCGGCTTTGCAACAAGTCCATGCGCGCAACCTCAAACAGCTTAATCAGAACTATGCTTGCCTGTGGTCGATTGAACATATTGACACATGGATGAAGGACAACCAATGAGGTATTTATCCGTTTGTAGCGGTATCGAAGCCGCCACGATGGCTTGGCATGACCTAGGATGGACGCCTGCGGGGTTTTCCGAGATTGAGCCGTTCCCATCAACCGTATTAGCGCATCACTATCCCAACGTCACTAATTTCGGTGACATGACCAAGTATAAGGAGTGGAATTTAGATGGATCAATTGACCTTCTCGTTGGAGGAACCCCCTGCCAATCTTTCTCAGTCGCAGGACTGCGGAAAGGAATGGATGACCCACGTGGTAACTTGGCCCTCGTCTATTGCGGAATGCTTGATTACTTTAGACCGAACTGGTTTGTCTGGGAAAACGTCCCAGGTGTCCTGTCAAGCTCAGGAGGACGGGACTTTGGTTCCTTCCTCGGGGCGGTGGCTCAACTCGGGTATGGGTTCGCCTACCGAGTGCTTGACGCTCAGTTCTGCGGAGTGGCACAGCGCAGGCGTCGTGTCTTTGTTGTCGGATACCTTGGAGATTGGCGACCTGCCGCCGCAGTATTATTTGAGCGACATAGCTTGCGCCGGGATCTTGCGCCGAGCGCACCGCAGGGGAAAGAACCTTCCGCATACTTTGAAAGTAGCCTTGCTCAATACCGCGAGGGAGATATTGGAGGAACCCTTAAGGCAAGCGGTGGAGTCCTCGGTGGAGGAAGCGAAACTTTCCTAGTGCAAAAGGTGTACGAAACCCACCCTGCCGACAGCCGCGTCAAAGAGATGGGCGAAACCTGTCAGACCGTGACTAGCCGTTGGGGTACAGGTGGTGGCAACGTGCCTATTGTTGAGGCGTACAGCATCCGTGAGGACGCAGGCGCCAATACGTTTAGCGCTACACCATTGACTGTAACGCCTGCCCTACAAGCCTTGCGCCCATCGGTTCAGTCACACCATGCTCAGACGTTTGTTGCTGATTCAGTCAAAGTGCGTCGTTTAACACCCACTGAGTGCGAGCGTTTGCAGGGTTTTCCTGATGGTTTTACTAATGTTCCGTGGCGTAAAAAAGACACATCACCTGAAGGACTGCGTTACAAAGCCCTTGGCAACTCGATGGCGGTGCCGTGTATGCAGTGGATTGGCGATGGTATTGACTTGGTAGATAAGCTATGAAACTGCGCGATTACCAAGAAAAAGCCGCTGATTTTTTGTATGAAAACAACAGGGCAATGATTCTTGCGCCTGTGGGCGCGGGAAAGACCGCCCTGACGCTGACTGCCATGCAAGATATGCTGCGCTACAAGTTCGTCAAACGGTGGCTTGTGTTGGCTCCTAAGCGCGTCTGTACCGACGTATGGCCTGTTGAGCAACCTAAGTGGGCAACAGACACGCCGATAGCGGTAGCGGTAGGTACGCCTGCCCAACGCAGCCATGCCCTACATTCGGGTTTTCCCGTAGTAGTAACCAACTACGACAACATCCAATGGCTATCGGAACAAGAGCTTAACTTTGATGGCATTGTGTTTGACGAGTTGACCAAACTCAAGAACCCGTCAGGCAAGCGCTATAAAGCCTTGGCTAAGATTGTCGATAGAATTAACATTCGTTGGGGCTTGACAGGTTCGTTCACTAGCAACGGCCTTGAGGACGTGTTTGGGCAGTGCAAGATTGTCAACCAAGACCTGTTAGGACGGGCTAAGGGCGCGTTTATGCAGCAATACTTTGTCTTGGTCAACAAGGACTTTGGCGAATGGGAACCACGCGTAGGATCGCTAGCGCAGGTCATGGCTCGGATCAAGCCTGCAACCTTCTTGCTTGACGCTGGCGAGTACGCTGACAAACTGCCACCCTGCCATACAGTTGAGATGAAGTGTGACCTGACTGATCGGGCGCCGTACGAAAAGATGAAGAAGGACTTTGTTATTGAGTTTAAGGATGTGGAGATCACCGCTGTCAACGCAGGCGTGGTCACAGGCAAGTTGCAGCAGATGGCAGGGGGTTGGGTCTACGAAACGGTTACGACCGCATCTAACACCCCTGGGCGCATGAACGTCAGCAAGACGCCCATTTGGTTTAGTACCCACAAGTTCGATATGCTAGACGAACTGATTGAGGAAAACCAGCACGACAACACCATCATTGTCTACAACTACGTTGAAGAACTAGCTGAACTCAAGCGTCGGTATCCTACCGCACAGACAATTAACGACCCCAAAGCCATTGAGCGTTGGAACGAGGGTAAGATCGAGCTACTTTTGATCCATCCCAAGTCAGCAGGGCATGGGCTGAACTTACAGCATGGCGGTAATAAAATGGTCTTTGTATCGCTGCCGTGGAGCCTTGAACTGTACGAGCAAACAGTAGGGCGCCTACACCGCAGCGGTCAGAAGCACGACGTATGGGTTTACCTTTTATTGACCAATAAAACGATTGATTTGAGGATTTGGGACGCCCTGAAGGATAAACGGGCAATTAGCGACATAGCACTAGAGGAACTGAAATGACATTACGTGAAGAAGCAATACAACTAGCAGACGACATCGCCGAATACGCGCCTGACACCAACATCGAGGTAATGATTCGCCGTTTGGTGGCTGAGATTGACCGGCTAAACGACGAAGATAAGTTTGACATGGACGGGCGCTGCTAATGGACAGGCTCATTCACTTTAAAGCCAAGCTCAAGGCGGCAAAGGCAGAAGAAATAATCCGCGTCAAAGAGTACAACCAAGCCATGCGAGCGTTGTCGCGGGTAACTAAAGAAGTAATTAACTTACAAACCAAGGTAGAGCAATATGAGCGATCTAAGCTGGCGCAAGCTGAATGACATTCTTAGCCAGTTGAGCGAAGAACAGATACTAACCATGCTAAACGAGGAACGTACAGGCAGTCGCCGCGTGTCGGTCTTGCAACGCCTGCACCAGCGCTACACCATGCTGCGGTGCGCTAGGGAGCGTATTGAGTTACTCAAGGAGGCCGTCAAGCCATGACCGACTTTAGTACCTGGAGCCATGCCAACCTTGTTGCTTTTGCACAACAGAGCCACGCAGAGATTTTAGAGTTAAGAGCCGATTTAAAAGCGGCAATTGCAGCATACCGTCACTTAAACACAAAGGAAAATGAACATGAAAGAACTGATAATAGCGTTAATTAGTTTTACCCTTGGCTACTTTACCGCCGTAACCGACGTCCACGCCCAGACGCAGTACTTTTATGGCCCCAACGGGCAGTATCAAGGTCAAGCCATGCGTTCAGGCAACACACAGTACTTCTACGGCGCTAACGGTCAATACCAAGGCCAAGCCTTACAATCAGGCAATATTACGTCGTTGTACAACGCTAACGGGCAATACCAGGGGCAGACGATGGGCAACACCGTAATAGTGCCGCCAACAATTATTGCACCGCAACAGTCATTAACGCCGATGTTTGATTCAATATTTGGAAGGTAAGCCATGAACATAAGCATAAACCTGAGCAAGATCAGAACCCTATGGCAGTACGTTACTCACCCGCCCCAAGCGCAAGAACTTGCCGCCAAGGAGCTAGAGGAAGCCAAGCGTAGCTACCTTGCAAACAAGACCCACGCTGAGTACTACACGGTATTGTGCAACTTTGAAACGCAGCGTATCAAGCGTTTGGAGCAGTACTTAGGGCTTAGCGACCATAGCTAGGGCTTTGTCTTTGACTTCTGCAACCCGACGGCTCCAGCCTTTACCAAAGGTTTCAAAGGTTTTTAGGGATTGCAAGAACTCAAGGCGCTTGGCGCAGTACAGTTCAATTAAGCGTTCAGGGTCTTGTTCGGCTACTTTAACGGCAGCAAGAGTACGAGGCCCGAAGCCACCGTCAGCATCAACCCCAACGCAACTCTGCAAAAATTTAATAGCACGCCCCGCCCCGGAATTAACAGCGACGTCAAAAACAGCATAATCAACACCAGATACAAGATCATCAGATCGGCAAGCATCCCAGTATTTCCTTTTATAAAGTGGCGCTACTAGCTCAGGTGTTAGGGCGCGCATCTGTTTCTCGTCAACCTCATGCCCTGTCCATTCTTCCCATACCCGCTTGGTAACTCCAAGGTTAGTCATGCCCCCTGGATCTTGGGGATGGTGAACGAAATTTCCTTCGTGTGCCAACAGTAGCGCCAAGCACTTGTCAAAGTTGCCCTTCATTTTTTCAAATTAGCCATGATCCGGCTGCCGAACAAAAAGCCAAAGGCAATGTTAGCGGCTTCAAGTCCGATGCGTTGTACAAATGGGTCAATCGTCAGGTACAAGGTAGACAGCCCTATGGCGATTACCGTCAATGCCCCGATATAGCGGCTAGATGCCCTCAGATCGACGACCCACTGGCTAGGTGTACCATAGGGGTTATCTAGCTTGGCAAGCGCTTCTATGCGTTTTATATCGGCTTCATCAAGCTGAAGCTGCTCTGCAATGGTAGTTGGCTTAACGCCGCCTGCAAAACGTGTAAACAACTGCTTAACACCATCAATGCCGACGGGGATCAGCGCACCGATTAGCGTTTCTAATATCATTTTTTATCAAGTGGTAGGGTAGTCAAGACCCGTAACACAGCCACAATTAAGCTGATTGCAATGCTAAACGCACCGAATAGCTGGGGTGTTAGGCTGCCTGCAAAAAGGTTCAGGTTCATTTCAAGCACACCAAAGATCGCCAAAGCCATCGCAAACAGCATAGTCTTGGATTTAAAAATCTGTTTCATCATTTCCATGACTACTCCTTATTGTCTAACTTTTTAAAAATTAAGCGCAGGGTGTTGTCAACCGAAGCAAACCCCGCCCTCATGTCGTCTTTGATCTCTTTGACAGCATCTTTAAAGTCATCACGGCGTACAAAATCGTCGTGCATCTTGGTATCTAATTTCTTTAAATCGTCTTGAATACGGATGTCACGCGTTTGCATTTCAACTCGCATCTCGCGCAGCATATCCCAGATTACTTTTAATATCCAGCCACCCAAAGCTCCAGTCAGGGCAACTGCCCAATTGAAAATATCCTGTTCCATAATTACCTCGCAAGCGCGTTTTCATTTTGTTCTTCAGGGGCTAGCGCGTTAACAGTACCCGCAGCTACACCACCTCTTGCTTTGGTTGGCAATACTTTTTCAACCCCTTTGCCGATAGTTTCCCATGTTTTTGGGTCTTTAATAGTTTTAAGAACTACCGCGCGATCCGACGCAGGTAAAGTTTTTAATAGCTCGTCAAACGTTTTGGTATCTCTTGCCGCGGCGGTTAGCTCTGCCATAACCGCTTTACCTAGCTTTTTCTCAAGAATATCCAACGCTTTGTTGGTTGTGGTCGCTACGATGCTAAAGACGTTTGGTAACTTCATCGAAATGATGTTGTCTTTAAGCAGGTCAACTAAAGCGGTTTCACCTGCGCTTGCTTGCGTTGCAATCTCTTGACGAACTTTTTGTTGCGTTGCCGCAGATTTAAGTGTTTTGAAAGCGTCGTTACTCATTTCAACCGCTACATCGTAACTGCCTGGGCCAAATATTTTCTCAACTACATCGGGTGAATTGCCTTCAATTAACTTCACAAACTGATCGGGCGATTGTTTATACAGCTTCATTGCTTCAGAACCTAACTTGGTTTGACCAATACGCTGCATACCTTTGGTGTAATCGCCTAAGTACTGACGGTAGCCTGTACCACCAGCGCTTTCAATAGCGTCTACGATCAACGGTTTGATATCGTTTAATACTTGCGCGGCTAGCTTTTTCTGTGATGTTGCGTCCAAAGTAGGCTGCAATTGACGAATCGCCGCGTTGACTGAGTTCTTACGAATGGCGTCAAGGGCGCGGGCGTCTACTACACCGCCACTGTTTGTCCATTTAGCAATGTCGTCGGCTACGTTGCGTACCGATGCGGCAACAATATCATTACCCGCAAACGCAGGGTTTTGCGCAATGGCTTGAATGTTTTGAACCAACGGCGCGCCTTCGATGGGTTTAATGCCGTAGTTGCGTAACGTTTGAGCTGCCGCGTCGCGGAATTGAGCGCCTTGACCTAAATCTAACGAGGCTTGTGCAGCCCTGTCTGACCATTCACCAAAGGCTTTTTCTGCTAGTTCGTTAGCGTAGGTGTACTTAGCTGCGCCTACAGGCAGGTCACGTTTAATCATTTGCAACCGCGCCCATGCTTCTGCGGAATTACCTGCGCTGATTAAATCACGGACTTTTTGTACCTCAGCCCCCGCCGCTTTGCTAAGTTGACCTGCTTCAGTTTCATATTCAGCGACGGCTTTACCTAAATTAGCACGGTTTAGCGCTGCTTCACGTTGTGGCCCTGTCATGGTATTAAGCGCATTTTTCATGTTCTCTAAAGTGCCACGACTAGCCGTTTCGGTTTGACCGCCAGCAACTTTAGCCAAAGCATTAGCCGTTTGAGTGTCTTGGTTTTTAAGCAAGTCAGTAAAAAATTTAGGATCTTTAGCCGCCGACCGTTTAAGTAGGGCTTGCGCGGTAGGTTCGTTTAGCCCTGCTTCGGCTAGCGCTTCAGCAGGCGTTTGACCTGGCTTGGCGCTACGCAAGGCGTTTACAACCTCATCCACATCACCAGCGACCGATTGGCGAAGAATATTAGCGGCTTTTTGCTTAGGGATTTGACGGATGTCTGCAACTTTACCTGCGACTTTACTAACAACTCCACCGATTTTTTCAGCGCCTTTTTGAATGATAGGGCCAGCTACACGGCCGCCCGCTTCAAACGTAGCCCCTTCTAGGACGTTTTTAATTGGCTCAGTAACAAGTTGTTCTTTGGTGCGCGGAGCTTTTAATCCTAACGCAACATCGGCTTGTTCAAGGACTTCTTTACCAATACCATAGCCTAACCCTGCACCACCTACGGCGCCTGTTGCAACCCCTACAGGGCCACCTACCGCGCCAGCACCCGCGCCTAATACGCCACCAACTACAGCGCCGCCTGCTTCAATAGTAGGGCCTAACATCTGACGGGCTGTAACAGCACCTTTGTACAGTGTAGGATATTTTTTAGCCCACTCAGGAGCCATTTCAGGCGCAACGTTTTGACGAGCGCTAGTATCAGCAGCAGGGGCGCTACCTAACATACCAATGTCATAGCCATTTGCGGCTAGTTTTTCGGTTAGTTGCGCTTTGGTTGTACCGTCAGGCACATTTTTTAGGATTGTTCCATCCGGCAAACGTACGTCCATGGCGCGCCTTAGTTTAATGAATTAAAGTCAATTACATTGCTACCACCGCTAGGCGCCGCAGAAGCGCCGCCGCCCGCTTTAGTTTTAGCCCGTTCAACGCCCTTACGCATAATGTCTTGTAATTCCCGCGCAGCGGCAACGTATTCACGCTCGCTAGACGCTTTGTTCATACGCATAATAGCTTGAGTACCTTTTTCGCCTTCTTTCTCAGTAATAGAACCGCCGCCTTTAAGGGCGTTAAACGCTTCCAAGAACGCTTTACCTTCGATCTGTTTCTGACGAATATCAAACGATGCAGTGTCAGAACCTTCTACAAAACGCATACCTGGCACAAGCGCGGCACCCACGTAATTTTTAAAGCCAGGGTGCGGGGCAGTACCTTTTTCAATAACTTTACCGCTTTTATCTTTAACAGGCGCTTTACCAACCATTTCATCAATAAGACGGATGCTTTCGTCAGCAGTTTGAATTGCGCCTGGCAACGCAGCTTCCGCAAGCGCGCGATTTTTACCTAGGTTTTGACCGTATTCTTTGGCTTGTGCAATAGTGCTTTGTAATTGAGGGTCTGCTTGCATATCTTGACCACGACGGGTTGTAGCCGCGCTAATATCTTGACCACGTCTAGTAACATCAGCAGTTTGTTGTTGCGCCGCACTAATAGTCATTTGTTCTAAGCGTTTACTAGCGTTTACACCCATCTGTAGAAACTCTTGTTTACGTTGCTCTACGGGCATATTAAGAAACCGGTTTAGCTGTTGATTAGCTTGCTCAGGTGTAATCTCTTTACGCAACAAAGAATCTTCTAAATGCGCTTTAATGTTGGTATCAGACGGGTTAAACGCCAAATCTGACACACGTTCGCGGTGCGCGTTTAATGTTTTTTCATTAACGTCAAGCCCAAGTTTTCTAGTTTCAAGCCCTGCTTTTTCTTGTTCAGCTAATAGCTTGCCTGTAGCTAGACCTGCTTTACCAAACTTAGCTAACCCTGCACGGGTTTCTGGTTTAGTTAAGTCTGCGCCTGCTAAATAGTTACGGATTTGTTCTTCTTCCTGTAGCCCACGTTGCATTTCTTGCATTTTTAATGCGTTAACGCTTAGTTCTTGTGCTTTAGCAAACTGATTAACAGGGTCTTGAATTTGCGGTTGTCTAAATTGCAACGCAATAGATGGATCAATTTGTGCCATGTTAGAAACCCCCACCTAACGTTGATGTACCATACGTAGGTAATCTATTTAAAAGCTGTTGGTTTTGATAGAAGTTAATACCTTGACCTACACCACCCCCAATTGCGTTAGCCATGCCCATGTAACCAGACGCTTGAGCATTGCCTGAGCCAATAATGTTGCTTTGCGCCGCAGAGCCATACGAGCCAAGGGCGTTGCTAATGTTGCTGCCCATTTGACCTGCTTGACCGCCTAAGACATTAGCACTAGATTGCGCTGTGCCAGCAAGGGCTTGATATGGGTTTAGGGTACCTGCACGTTCAGCTTGATAGCGATTAAACGCGTTTTGATATTCTTGTGACGCTAGGTCTTGCCCGTAGCGTTGCGTACCACGTAGCGTAGCGCCTGACAATAGACCGCCTCTTGCGGCTGCCGAGCGCTCTAATGCCTTCATGCCTTCAGCCATACGAAAAGCGTAGCCTGGATCGGCTTTAAACTTGTCAGCCCCAAACTCAGCCGTGGCGTATCTGCCATAGCCTGGCGCGCCTGCTTTGCCGCCAATGCCTAATAGCTCCATTAAACGGTTTTGACCAGCAAGACCAGCCTCACGGAACGGCGCTTGTAGCTCAGTCTGTTTTTCAAATATCTCACGTTGAAGTGCTACTTGTTGGTCTGCGGTTTGCGCTGCAACATCAGTTGCACGATTAGCGGCTGATTGTTGCGCGCTAGATGCTTTACTTGAAGCGACTGTACCTAGTACCGCGCCGCCTACAACGGCTGCTGCTACCCATCCTGCCATGATTAATCTCCTTGTAACGCTAGCACGTCTGCTTTTGCGTTAGTTAACTGCTTGGTTCTATTTTCACCTAAACCACACTCAGGCACAACATACAACCGATCCTCTAATACGGAAATGTCCGTGCAATTATCAGGATTGTCATAAATATCTACCCAAACTACTTCTTCATCAAACACGCGGCCTACGCGTTGTTCTCCCGCGCAAGCATCAAATTCACATGGCCCAGTCAATACTTTGACTTCAGCACCTACATTTACTGCGATTGTACCCTTTTCAAGTCGAACTTTGTAAGGCGTTTTATGCGCTGCGCCAGTTAACACCGTCCACTTAGGTACTGTAATTATCCGTTCGTACACTTGCGGTTTAAACGTATGTGTCGTAACAATATCAGCCTGCGGCATTTCAAGCAATACATCTTGCAACGCAACAATCTTTTCTTTAGTTACTTCTACAGTAGACAGCCCCATGTTGCCAAACGCTATTGCTAACGCGTGTGGCTTTGGTTCAAACCCTTTACCGTAGGTAACTGTAATCTGCATTAGCTTGTAATCTCACGTCCGTTTGACCGAATGTTGATGGCAGACGCCGTACCAGCAATGGTGGATATAAAGCCACCTGCTGCTAGTGCTGCGCCTACAATCTCAGGAAACGTGTACGTTTCGCTTGGCTGTAGGGATTTGGTCTTAACGATTAAATTGTCGTTACCCGCTGATCCAGCCGCCGTTACAAGGTTTACGCTAATGGTTGCAGCGGTTGCGCTGTAATTGGTAGCGGTAAACTTGTCAATAATGGTTGTGACGCCAGTAGCAGTGTATTGGGTAGTTTGGCTATTTTCAGCGGTCTTGGCGGGGATTAGAACCCGTACGGTTACAGTCATATTGATGCTCCTTCGATATTATTTGCAACGGTCAGAATGATAGAGGGTATAGCCGGAACAGGCGGTGCAGCAGCAAACGCCGCAACTTCAACGCTAAGATCCGAAACCGAAAACATTATCTCTACGTAATCGCCTGATTTTAAGTCAAAAAAGTAGTTTAAAGACGAAAAAATCTCTGCGTTATTACCCTGAATCTGTATGTAACTAGCGCTGTTGGCGACATCCACGCCGTTGAGCCTAAACCAAATATAAAAATCTTCGGTGCCGCCGCTAGTCTTATCTAGCTGAAACGACATATCGTAGTTGTATATGCCTTCGTTATCTACGTAGATACGGGATGTTGGCGTACCAACGTATACGCCGTTGCTCAAATCGGTAGTATTAAACGTAATGGCTTTAGCCGTGTTAATGGTTGTAGCCGTCTGCGTGGTGGTGTCATAAAACGATCCATACCGAGCGCGTTTAAGCTGAGGCGTAGGAGCAGGGGCGCTTGCCAAGGCTTGCACATCCGTTGACAGGTTCATAATCTGCGCCTGTAGCGCATTAGTGGCTGCTTCAGCGCTCAATTCAGCAGTTTGTACCTGCTTCTGTAGCTCGGCGATCTGCGCTAGTAACCCGTCTTGTGAGGGGCTAGTGGCAAACCCTTGAATCTTAACGTCGGTGGAGTTGGTAATCTCGTCCACGGTGGCAAACGGTGGCCCTACTTGCAAGTCTGTAAGGCTAGTAGGACTACTGCCAGCGCCTGTTAAATCAAACAGGTTTAGAAAGAACCGATACCACTCACGGGACAATAGCCCTGTAACTGGGTCGGTCAGCGGCGTACGCGGCGCTGGTATGTTGGTGATATTAAGTGGACTAGGCACGGGTTGGACTCAATAACAGTTCGGCGCCTACAATAGCGATCTTAACTGGATCGGTGCCTGACACCTCGTACACGCGGTCACGCAACTTCATGGTCATGCCAAGCCGACGCCAAAAGACACGGCGTCCAAACTGACCAATTCTGCCCATAGGCGCCCAATGCTCGTTTGACCAGGTATGACCGCCGTCATCTGACCAGCGCAACATACACTCAGGGTTGTCGCCTTGGGTGCTTAGGGGCGCAGGGATATTAGCCATATTAAATATTAGGTATTCGCCTGAACCTGTAATGATGGGGCTTTGAACTCCAATTACAGGAGTAGACGCAACAAAATACGCTGTTGTAGGGTCTGTTTCGGTTATACCTAAATTGATACCTACGCCCGTTTCGCAATCAAGCTGTAGGCTATGCTGGGCGGTACGGCGCAGATTATTCTGACCGCTTGGGATCGGGCGCCATGAACGCAACCATTTTTGAATTTGCCCGTTATCAGCATAAACATCTAAATCGTAAACGTACAGGTTGCCGTTTTCGTAGTCACCTAAAAAAATTTCATTGTTAAACGCTACTTGGCAGTTGGGGCGATAACGTATAAATTCACCATTAGACCAGCCAGCCCGTTCATGCCATGACTGTGTGGATACGTCGTACACCCACGTCTTTTGTACGGTAGGGAATGTCAGTACGTAAAAGCTATGGCCGTCTTGCTGGTAGGTGTAGGCTATCGCATCGCTAATATCGCCGTACTGCTGGATCTGCCACTCGATTGAATGGTTAGACGCGCGTACGCCCGTATAGCCATTGTTGCGGTAAACGATGCCACGGCCTCTAGCGTCTTGCCCTAGCCAAAATATCGAGTTGTCAAGTTTAGCAACCGAAAATGGTGCAACGCAACCAATCTCATTACTTGCGCCTTGAATACGGGCAAGCGGGAAGTCAGGCGTACCGGCGTCGTACCAAACCTCAATGGAGTTTGTACCGAACAGCCACGCCTCACGGTTATTAACGATTACGGCTACTAAACCGTCTGGTGAGCCTTCTGCACTAGCAAAGTCTAACGGATCGACTGACAAGCCGTCTAATAGGCTAGTGACCCATATCTTTTGGCTGTTGGGTTCATTAAATGTAAAGTACCCGTCAAGGTAGCTGACAGTAACTGCGCCGGGAAAGTCAGGGTCGGTAATTTGGCTAAACACGTTGGTGTTGGAGTTGTAAATGTAGCTTGGGCCATTGGCTGCTACAAACAACTGCGTACCGTTATCAGACATGGATACTTGCCCTGTACCAGCAATCGTGCCTAACGATGTAACGGTGTAGGCGCTATCAATCTTAAATAGGGTATTCCCTGATACCGCGTACATATTCCCCTCAAACGCCCATAAGCCACGGATCGGGCCATTGCCAGCAACAGTAAATAAACGTAAGCCTGGGGCGCGGTTAAGAAACCCTGCCTCTTTGCCTTCGTTGGGGATAACCTCGGGGAATAGGTTAATCATGCGGTTGTCTGCCGCGTTAACGCTACGGGCTACATAGGCTTGCCCTAAAATTGGCGTTTTCATGCGTTACGCAACCACAGCGCCGCGGAAACCAATAACCCACCAATCAGCACCGATAAACTGAAGGGTAACGGAATCACCAATATCATTAAATGTAATAGTAGTTGCGCTGCCAAGATTAGTAGGCGTCAAAACGCCCGTGTCACCACCCGCAGCTTCAGCAACGTACACAATCGTTTTTAATTGACCTGCGGCGCCGTCAGCTAATGTTAAAGCGTTTCCTGCAGCCGTAGACGTAAACGCAGTGGTTAATGTAGTGATGTTTACCGCGCCTGGGCCTGATAACGACTGGACTGTGCCAAACACGGGACCAGTCGCAACGGACGTCGCTGTAGCAACGCCTAATGTTGGCGTAACCAATGTAGGACTTGTAGCAAAAACTAACGCGCCAGTACCTGTTTCGTCCGTCACAGCCGTACGCAAATTAGCGCTAGAAGGTGTGCCAAGAAAGGTAGCAACGCCTGCGCCTAGGGATGTAATTCCTGTTCCGCCGTTGGCTACTGGCAAAGTACCGGTTACACCTGTGGTTAAGGGTAAACCCGTACAGTTTGTTAATACGCCAGAAGCAGGTGTTCCCAACGCAGGGGCGACTAAAGCAGGGTTAGTAAATAAAGTGGTAATTGATGCGCTGCGTGTAGTTGCGCCTTGTTGAACGGGCAATAAGTTACCTGCGGTAACAGACGTAGCGACTGGTAGTTGAGTTATGGTTACATTTGACATAGTTAATCCTAGTAATTACCCGCATAGATGTTAAACCGCTGACGTGTGCCTACCAAGCTGTATGGCAAGGCCATGATGTCGTCAGGATTGTTAATACGCTTCAGATTGCGTTTAGAGGTCATAGCGACGCGCATTACGTTAGCGGGTGGCTCAATACCAAACTCGGTGGCGATCTCGCAGGCAAGGCTGTATTTGAACGCCCGTAGGTAGCCAGGGGGCATGGTAATGTCAGTCGATAGACTTGGCACTTCCATGAGCTTTTCTACCGAAACAATATGAAACTCTAGCGGCTTGATGGGTACGGGGTAAACGTACATCTCAATGTTAGGGAAAGTCATGTTGACCCACAGGACTTGAGGGTAGGTCGAAGTTACCGTTTTGACAGCAATACCGTTGTACTGCTGTTGGTTAATTAGCTTAATGCCGTATGAAATATTGGTCGCTGCATCTCTAAAATAGGTCGCATCGTCAACCAATACAGGGCGCTTAGGTGTGCTTAGATTAACTAAAGGCAGTGTTCCAGTTGGGCCAAAAGTTAAATCTTTAGCGCCAGCAGGCCATAACGCCACTTGATCTTGGGTACAAAACACTGACAAACGCTCGGTATTCCATGAGTCGATCATCTGGTTTAATGCAGCTAAAGCGTCTTGCGACGTGGCTGCGGATGGTGTTTCGCCTTCGGCTAAAACCCCTAGTACGCGCAATGCGCCATTTATTTGCTCATTGGCAGTAGTCATGGCCTAGCTCCTTATGCGGTTGTTTTACGGCGTCTTGTCTTTACTTCCAGCGCGTTAGCAGGAGCCGCCTCGACTTCAGGTTCTACTTCTTCAACCTCAATTACTTCTACTGGCGTAGCAACAGTATACCGTTCCCAGCCATGAGTTTCATCATAGTCGGCTTCAAAATCGCTACAAGCGACCTTGTGACCGTGAACAGGGTGCTTTAAATAAATAACCGCCATTATTGTTCCTCAGTAGGTTCGGGTTCATCCAACTTAGCCAACAGCATTTGGTATATGGATAAAGAGGTTTCAGCTTGAATTACAAAAATACGAGCTTTCTGTAATTCTTGCTGAACCTGCTCCATTTCAGCGAGGATAAATTCCTTGCTTACAGCCATTACGGTTGATCCGACACCATTAAATAATAAGGCGTACCATCACTAGCCACAACTTTAATAGTATGAGAAAGAACAGCGCCAACTTCTGCAGGTACCATAGCTACAGGTACATTCATTAGGTTGTCAATTGTTCCCGAATTGCTATTGGTAAAACGTAAAAATGCTGCGGAACCTGGCAACGTTACAGTACTCGGAAAGTCCGAATCCACTTGAATAGAAGCCAAAGTACCGCCTGGAGTTACACCAGTAGCTACGCCAAGCGTTGCGCGAAGCGCATTACCAGCACCACTGATAGAACCACCAGAGTTTACGGACATCGAAATATGAGCGCCGTTGGTTGTTTGACCTGCGCCTTGCGCCGCAGCAACCGTTGTAAACGCCCGCAACGTTTCTCCGCCCGTTGCACCTGTAAAGTTAACGCGGCCATAATAGCCACGAACACCGCCAGACGCAGCAGAAGCAGTAACGTACAACTGTGTAGTATTGCCAGCCGTCGACTGAACAATTGGCTGGGCGGATGTACCGACTTGCCAACTATCTAGTGCCGGATCAGCATAGGCAACACCAATCGGTTTGTTATTTGCCATAATCTTTCCTTATAAAAACCCGCCCCGAAGGGCGGGATATTGCGTTAAGCTGAACGATACAAAGTCCAAGTTGTGTCGCTAGTTTTACGAGCGATAAACTGGGCTGAAGTTTCGTTGTCAATAACCAAAGCACCAACAACTGTCCAACCAGTACCAGTACCAGCAGCCAACGTAATGTCGCCTGTGGTTGTACCAATGTTGATAATTGTCAGGTTAAATGTGCTGCCGACTTTAGCGCTAGGCACTAAGTCATTAACACCAGTTACACCACTAGCTGTATCAACGATTGGCAAAGTATAAGTTGTGCCAGTTGTGCCAGGATTAGCGATCAAAATACCACCAGTTACTTCAGCAGCAGTTAATGTAACAGCGGTTACGCCAGCTTCAGTATTAGGAACAGCTAAATAACCGAGGACGGGTTCGTTAAGATTACCGTCGCCTAGTTGATAGCCACCTGCGCCATTTGGGAGAGCCATAATAATTCCTTTACAAAATAAGTTGAAAAGCCCCCGCTTGCGCGGGAGCCGTTAGGTTTAACCCCACAAGCGAACGCCCATTTGTGGACGAATCACGGAATAGCCATACAACACGTCAATACGGCATGGTAAACGGTCGTTATTGATGTCGTATTGGCGAACAATACGCATCGAAATACCGTTATGCACTTGACGTGAAGCCATGTCTACACCCTGTGGCATCAACAAGTCAGCGGTCGCAAAAGTGATCGCATCTTTGTGGTATACCAAGTTCTGTGGGTACTGGCTGTTTGCTGCGCCAATAAATGTAGTTACTGCACCGTTTGCTGGGAACGAATCAATCGTTGCAAGCGCATGGGTAGAAGTGTACATTGCTGGGCTAACAGTTACAGTTGCAGCGCCGCCTGAAGACGATGTTACGTCAGCTACTACAACGAACTGCTGAAGCGAACCAGTAGACTCACGGGTTTGTGGGTTAACTGAGAAGCAACCTGCAACAGTGAACACGTCACCAGCTTTAATGGTCAATGCGTTACCAACACCGGCTAATACGATGGTGTTAGAACCTTGAGCAGTAACAGCAGCGCCAGTTGTGCCAGTTGCGTTACGAGTACCAGTTGTGAACTGCTTGATAGACTGGCTCATGTTGATCTCGTCAAAGCCCAACACGCCCATACCCATCATGCCATTCTTGAACTGACGGCTAATTGTGTCTGTAGGATTAAACAGACCTTTCATGCCTTCAACCAAGCCTGCGTTCGCTGCTGGGTTAACAGTAGCGTAGCGTGGGGACATAACAGCAGCAGCTTCGTTTAACTTCTGTTGAGCTTGCAACAGAACCAAAGAAGTAGCAGGAGTAATGCCAGGAGAACCAACAGATTGATAAATGTTTCTAAAGCTGTTAGCTACGTCAGCGTCGATAGACGATGCCAACTGGCTAATACGGGGCTTTAGAACACGCTCTGCGAAGTCATCTAACTGCATGGTCATCTCAGCGGTAGTGAAGTTAACACCAATGTGCTTTTGATTAGACACAGTCAAAGTGGTGAACTGCTCGTTGTCGTCCTGAACTTGCAGGGCGGCACCGTCAGTTACCAAAGCGCGGTCTGGTAGACGAATACGGAGGGTGGAACCGATTTTTGCGCCTTCAACAGCAAAACTGTCGTCGTACGCACGGTTTACGTTACGTGTGAGTACCAGGTTGTTCTCGAGGATTTCGAGCGCCTTCCGGGTAATCATGTCGATGGTTAAGATCGAATTTGACATATTAAGTCCTTAAAAATAGTTAGCGGTTTCTCTGCGCTTCCCACTTTTTGACCTGTCTTAGGCGTTCTGCTTCGATCCATTCTGACGTACTCATGTTCTTTACAGAACGAGGGTCAGTCGTATCGTAACTAGAAGATCCAGAGGATCTTGCCGTGACAGGAGCAATCGGTGCTGGAGCGCTCGAAGTCTTTTTTACAGAAGGATTATCAGCTAATTTAGCCTCAATCTTTCCTAATTCTTTGGCTTGCTGGAGTGGCGCTAAACGAGAAATACGCTCCGCTTCTTTCGGATTAGACCCTAGGTAATAAGCCATATCGGGGCCAATATCAGAAGCTTGGATCGTTTGAGCCATAG